TGCTTGGAATAAGAAATTGGTCATGGTATCTTGTTGAGTGACCATCCCGTCAAACACACTATAGTATCCAACATCAACCGTATTCTCACTTAAAAAAATTGGTACCGTTATATTAAGAATTGAATTCCCATTATCCGCAGATACAATCTCGGTCATAGATGAATAAACATAAACGGTTTCAGGTGTTTGACCTGTTAGTGGTGGAACCGGCTCATCACAACAAGGATTTTGAGCTTTAGGGAAACTATAATCACCATAAAATATTTTTGGAAATATTTTATTGCTGATAACCTCGGGTGATATTCTTACGTTATATATCCTATCTTGCATTATGATGGATTCACATATTCATACCAATTTATGGGCGAGCCCGTACCTATTCTAGCACCACTTGAATTAAAAATTCTATATGTGTAATTGTTATAATTCAGTACAACTTTTCTATAATAATACTTACTAGTGTCGAATGAAGTTGGGTCAGGTAGAGTTGATGGATTTACGGTCATCATTCTGACAAAGACCCCTAATTTAGCATCAAAGAATTTAGCGGTCATGTAAAACGTATCAAGGTTAAGAAACTTTTTATCTCTCATCCAATACAAGAAAAACCCCTCTCTATTTTTAGTATAATCCAAAATAAATTCGGGTCTTTCGACCAATACGTTGGGTAAATATGGACTGATTGATACCGAATTTTCTTCACCTGTTTGTATCGGAAGAATTACTGTAAAGTATATAGTTTGATTATTGTTATCCGTGGTATCATAAAAGTCTAATTTGAAAAATGACCTTTCAAAACTGTTGCTTATATAATAATTTTCTTCAGTTGTAAATCCCTCCGCTTGGTAATCATTATCCCAAGAAGACGCAATCTCATTATAAAAATAAAATTTATAATTAACTTTAGTTTGTTGGTCCGTCCCATATTCATCATGGCCAAAACGTAATATGTCAAAGTCTTTGGCGAGTCCAATAACTTCCTCAATTGCGTTTTTTTCCCACAATTCAATACTATCACTCTGACCAAGATTATCCCATTTCAATTCAATAGGTAATTGAATTGATTTGGTACCTGCCGGTATCGTAAAAAGATATTTATTATTCGCACCCATCGATAATCATTAATTGAGTTGTAGCGTTATTGTAACTATACTCCTTATAATTACTTCCTTCGGGTATTATTCTAAAGGTAATATTTTTATATAAATGATGACGACCATTCATAAATGGCCAATTAGTACCAACACCAGTACTATCTATATAACCATAATCATATAAGTCTCTCCAAACGAAAATGTTTCTGTTTTCTGAAAAATAAGCGTAATCAGGAATACCAACTGTAGTTTTAGGTTCCGCCTCCTCTAAATAATCAGAATAGTCTCTTAAAATAATACCATAGTGTGGTTGATAATAATATCCAAATGGGTTATTTGGTAATCCTGCCGATGTAGTAAAAATTTCTTCATTAAACCTAATTTTATGGTAATAAGTTGCGAGTTCATACTCTTGTTGCTCATAGTCATTCCACTCACATAAATCACCGTCTAAAATATCTCCGACATTAGGTGTGTTGGTGTATATAAAATTATATGGGGCACCTAATGGATTTGTACCAAGTGGTGGTGGTACGGTATATGTGCTAGTCGATATACTAACATCAGAAAAAGAATTAGATTGAGTCCACCATGTAGTTGGGGTATTTAAGGTTGGGTCCAATTGTAAATTAAAATCCCACCCTTGTTTTAAGTTTTTAGTATATCCGAAATAACCTCTCCATATTGTTGTATAAAATAATTGAGTTATGGGTCGTCCTTGGTTATCAACCAAATTATTTATATCAATATCAGAATTAAAAGAAAGAGTATAGGTTTGAGACCCCTCTTTTGTTGATATTCTGGCATTTTCATTGGGGGTAAATGGTTCTCTTTCAAACTTCGCAACTGTTTTAAATATATTTTGTTCATAACCACAATTAACTAAAACAGGAGATTCAGGAGTTGTTAAAACTCGATGTCGTCTAACATAATATTCTGAAGTTGTTTCATTAAGATTATCTCTTAATATAACTCTTTTGTAGGTTGATTTTAATCCCGTTGAGATTGTTGTAAATCCTGGGTCTAATATATTAACAACATAATCATCACTGCCTACGGTTTCATTACCCAATGAATAAACCTCAAAAAAATCAACTCCTCCCAAATTAAATGGTGAATTAAATTTAATAAATTCACCAACTGACATATTATGTTTAACAGGAGACCATAATTGAATTATCTTAAGTCCTCCTGATTTTTTTAATTTCACCACAAATGGTATTCCATCTGATACAACCCAACTAATACTTTGTTTTCCAACATCAGGAATTAAAAAAGTAGATGACATAGCTTGAGTCGTATCATTATCGTACGGATAAGTGATACAAAAACTCCAATTATATTTAGCAACATCCTTCGGTCTAAAAATAAAATGTTGGTCAGGTGGTTGGGTATAGTAAGGTTGATTAAAGTCATTTCGAATAAAATCAAACTCATTATATTGGGGTAATCCTGCCCATGTAACCGAATTACCTAAACATGCTTGTGCCGCGGCATATTCGGCATTCAAATAATATAAATTATTAATAAACGGTGTGTAAGTTGAATACCCAGAATAGGCATTTTGAAAAATTAAAGTGTATTTCGCAACAGGTCTAAAAAATGTTGATTTTTGTCTTTCATCATCAAACACTTGTTCCAAACTAATATTAGCACTTCTATCGTACTCCGTTATAAGTTTTTGAGTTTGTACAAACGGCACTTTCAATCCTATATCAGTGTTCGGAGCTGATTGATATCGTAGAGAACCTAATACTATAAGTGTGTCGTTAATGTTTCCCATGTTTAGAATATATTTTCATCACCTCCAACCCATTTAGTTAAAAATCTATCAAAAGCCGACGCACCTTTAACCAACCCAAAGTAAAAATAGAATGGTGCCGTATTATTAACTTTACCATCAACAGGACCATCATTTTTTTGGTCAGCCCAAACTGTTGGGTTTGATATATCGTACGCAGCGTCAGTCGCATTACTATAAGTATTAGAAATAAATCCTTTATAATACGATTCATTATCTCTTTGGTTAGGTATCATCGTTCTTGACCCAAACGGTGTTGCGTCATCTATTCTATCTATACTTTGATATCTTATGTGATTAAACTGCCCTTGGGGTAGTGGTATTGTACTCCACTCATTGGTTTGACTACCAAAAATATTACGTCCACTTGGGTTATCCACTATCTGCCACAGATACATAGGTATATCTTGTGAGAATATAGGAAACTCATCAAAAGTACATGTAAATGTGGGGTCATTACCTGGTGATACGATTGTTCTTTTTGGTGATAACCAATCTCTAATTTGATTATCAGAAGTAAAGAATATACCAAAAACTCCACTATCAGAATTGGCTCTACTAAAGAATATATCATTAGGGTCAGTATAAAGACCTGTATCAAAAGCGGTTACACCGATTTGTGAATTAATCGCCAACATCTGGGCATAGTCACCATCAACTTTTAAGTTCTCTCTACTAAAGTATCGTTTTACAGGGTCATTATTAGCACCCGCCCTTCCCGAACTTTTTATAATATCCCTAATACTAGCAGAAACAAGTCTTTGTATAATGAACAAATTAAGTAACTCATCCACATCTTGGAAAGATGTTGAGTCAAGTCTATTAACGACATAACCCAAAAATTCATCACTATATGATAATTCATCCATATAATCATTTCTTGGTCCCAAATCCATAATAGTTGTTGGATTGCCCAATATTCTCTTGTTACCTTTTAAGTCAGAAAATACTATACCTTTTTTATTATCCCTACCAACATATCCCGCAACTTCATTATAAGGCGCAACTCTATAATAAAAATTGTTAGTTTGATAATCAAAATACGCCAATTGATTACAATAACAAGCATAAGGTTGATTTGGCCCTATTGAATTCGTAGCATTAGGGTCAATACTAGGGCTGGTAAATCTAGTTTGTACTTGTAGCGGATAGGCAAATAATGTACCATTTACCCACTGATTTGTAAAAATATGCCCCCATACATTTCTACACGCCGCAAAACTAATTCGTAACCTTAATAACCATTCGTTCATAAGATACTTATCAGTTTTTCTAGAATTCCATGGGTGTGTTATAAGTTTATAACAACCATAAGCCATTATTTTATCGCCATCACATCCGGAACACCTAGATTTTGAATCTCCATTACAACAGTTATTTGTAAAACACGGATGAGAAGTAGGTTGTACAAAAACTTCACCGGCACTATTAACATCGTAACATTCAAGAGGTACAAGCCCATCACAACTAAAACTACCCGCGATATTTGATATCGGACTATTCTCTAAATCTTGTTGATTTTCTACGTTATCTCCAGTATTTGATGATTGTGCTGGTGGTGTTATTCCGTTAATTTCACCTGTTGCCGGTAATATAGAAATGTTAAGTTGAGGATTGTTAAATCCAATAATTGAATTAGTACTGCCAGGATTCGGTATTGTTGGGGGTATTGTTATTGCAGGACTTGTATCATTAGTTAATACATTTGGATTAGTATCTTCAGGTTTATTAGAAACCGGTAATCGGTCAGACCTCATTACCAAGTTTCTTCCCGAGGAACCTAATCTAATAAGAACGCCTAATGTGGGGGCCGAATATCTAACTCCATAATAAAAATGTTGTAGCATTTCACATGATATAATAGGAGGAGCTCCCGCTCCAGGTACTATAGAAAACGCATAATCATATTCAAATGGGTTTGTAGAATTAGGAATGTGTAACAATGACCCTCCCTCCAAAACTTCTCCCCTAAAGTAACCTCTGTTCCTTGTATTTGTAGGAGTATTGTACTTATTATCATCCGAACCGGCAATAGCAGTATTAAAAGATGCTAAATCAGGTTGTCCAGGTAATAAAGCATAACCGCTTGAATCAAAATACAATTCACGTATATAATCATTTAAGTCATTAACAGTTATTACAGGTAAATTTGTTCCTGGCGTAACAAAATTTGTTACTGTAGTATCATTATACGCATCAGTCGTCGCTCCCGCATTATTATCAGCATCTAATGCCGAATAATATAATGGTTTAAAACTACGGAAAGTCTGAAACTGTTCAGGGTCAGGTGTGAAACCAAAAGTATCAAAATAAATTTTATTACCACTATATGATGAATCAGTGTCATCTGAATTTGTCAAATTATGTCGAGCCGCCCTCATTTTTGGTTGTATTGGTATATTCAAATGAGCCATAAATTGTACGGTTCTTGTCGGGCTGAAGAAATCATCATTAGTAAGAGTTTCACCAAAAAGAGCACTCAAATCATATTTACACATAACTTTTGTTGAGTGCGGGTCGACTCCTCTAACCATGAAAACCACTCGATAGTTATCATAATCCGGTAATACTTGACTTGGTGTTTTGACCATCGCGGTTTGTGAAGACAATAAAACATCTCCACAATCACTCGGCATTTTACATCCACCATTTATGTAACTTGTGCCAATAGTACTTGAATAGGTATTTGTGACAAGGTACATTCCTCCATTTAAAAATCTGTGTGCGAAACTATTAGGTGACACAGATTCAGACGCCGCCTCAATTAAGAAATTACCAACAGTACCAGTATATATAACCTGAAAATATTCTTCATCAAACCCAAATCTTTGAGCCCCCAAACTATCCTCGGAAGCAAATACTTCATATGTAACTGTTTTTTCCGCAGGACCTGGCGTTACAGGATTTATTTCATGATTAGCATAAGTTAAAGTTTTCAAAAAACTATATCCGTTCTGCGCCGCATCACTAGGATTAGATGTTTGGACCCAGCTTGGGTCGGTTAATCCTGTTATACCTTGACTACCAAATTGATTGTATCCTGATATTGTAACACCTGTATAATAATTTAAATTAATATCTGTTGATGGCTGTGAATCTGAAAATCTTAAAAGGTCTCCTGGACCAACAATATTTGGCGGCGGTCCCGTTTCTAAATTAGCAGGTACAGGAGGCATCACCATCGCAAATACATTATCAAAATGGTATATTCCGTTGTTAGCATCCGCATCAATATTAAATGAAACTTTAATTCGATTAACCCCTCCACCAGGATTTTTAGTTGGGTCTGTCGGGTCCTCATCAAAAAATTTAGCCTTTGTATTAAACAAATTCATTTTTTCTGAATAAGGAATACTCATAGTAAAGGTACCAAGAAAACCTGATGGGGCTAAACTATCTTCGTCAGCACAAACGAAATTACTAGGACTATCCATAGTCATTATTGGTAATAACAGAGGAGTAGTTAGGGTAGTACCTAATTGATAATTAGTTGATAAAGTAGGAGGTAAAGCAGTTGTTGAGTTAGGTGGTATAGGTACATATTGGTTCAAATTTCCTGTTGTTTGTGTGGGTTCAGGTGTTGCGGTACATTCACATAATTCACAATCAGGATATGTTAGTGAAGGTAAATCAATTCCTTGGTCTTCACATTTATCTCCCCATTCATTACATCTATTGGTCCATTGATTACATCTCCAATTTCCAGAACCACTCAATAAATTAGAACTACAAATAAATTGTTTAATATTACAAATTATATCTTTAACTTTACAAATTGCCCAAGCAACTATGTGAGCGATAAAAAGAATGATTGTTAATATTGGTTTGGCAATTAATGCCAAAATTGACATCAAAAGATATAATAAATCAAACTGAAATTGAGCATCATTAGCTGGAAAAGGATTATTGGTGCTCTCGCAGGTTTCATCTAAAATGTCTCTAATCGCCATAAATTTCTTTGCCCCTGAGTTTGACCGATATTCAGATATTAACTCCGAAACAGTATAAACTTTATTATACTTCATTTCGAAAAATCGGTCTTCACAATCAACGGCTTCCTGAACCATTTGTTCTCCAATAGAAGTTAGATTACCGGACAAATCAGTAAGTCCATAATCTCTCCAATTTAAACTAAAGGCGTAAGACGCTTTAACCATTTTAAATTGATTATTAACAAAATCAGTTGCCGGATTTGGTGGATTACAATCCACGTTTGCTTGGTTAGCCTTTTCAAATGTATATGGGTCATTCTGTTCTGTTGTAATTGGTACATCGTCCCATCCCCATTCTTTAATATTTGGTACTAAAAATGCCGCTCGTTTGATTTTACCCTGAAGTGTTGCGGGTTGCTCCCACTTTACTTTAAACCTATATCTCGACCTTGTTGGTACACCTATTTTGGGGTCATTTGAAAACGTTCTTTCTCCGAATTCGTTTGTATATACAAAATCTAAATTCATTGGTACGTCAATTAACCATGTACCGTTTTCATCTATAACTTTACCCCCATCTTCTAATTGATAAGTCTCTAATATCGGATACCCATCACCGTCAATCCCTATTGTCTGTCTTATTGCTAAAATTTCTCCTGGCCCCGCAATTAACTGACACAGATTACCTAATTTACGATTAACTCTACATTTTCTTTTTACGGCTCTTTTGTCTTGGTTTGAAATAATCGAACCCATAAAAATTGCGGCGGGTTGTAGTGTAATTCCCGCCTCTTTAACCAAATCAAAATCTGTTCTTGTTATACCCAACTCACAGACTTCAGGTTGTCCCCACAATGGATAAACCTCAATAACTCTATTAAAACTTAATAGTTGTGGTAAAGTATCTAAATTAGATGATGAGTTAAATCTTAATCCCGATATTTGTTTTTCGGTGGCAACCCCAATTCTAATAAGGTCTTGTGGGGCCATTGAAAACTCTCCAATGTCAGATAAATCAATATCTACGTGAATAGTTTGACTTCCAAGTGGTACTCCAAATAACATGAAGTCACCGCTGTCATTTGTTTTTGCGGTAAATTTATAATATTTGTCATAAACCTCAATTAACGTAGGATTGGTTAAAACATCTTTTCTAGTCGGGAATGTTCCTGTCGGTGTATGCCCTCCGTGTGATTGTATATACGGTAAAAGGTTATATCTATAACCATCATCATTAACGTCATCTAAAGTCTTGTACGGATATAATTCAGATATTGTAGGATTTTCTTCATCTTCAGCCGTAAGTGGTATAAACACAGATACTTTACAGTTAGGTAATCCTAAACCATTGTTCGCGGTAATTCTACCTACCACAACACCATAATCAGCACAAACTCGATTGTAGATGTCACTTTGAAGTATTTTAAGAGATAATATTTCTAAAGATTCGAAGTCTTGTTCTAACTGTACCTTTATCGATTTGTCTTTTCCGACTTCCGTCCTAATCCTATATGATTTTGGCATTACTTGCGCTATTTTTTAATAAATAGTTTATTGTCTATTTTCAAAAGATAGAGTAAGTTAGAATAAAATAAATTATCAGGAAAAATTGACCGTTTTGAAGTTTTTGACTCTCACTGTTATGTCTTTACCAGGGAACCTTATTTGATAGGTTTGATTTGGTTCGGCAAAAAGTGTATCATCAATTAATTCAATTTCTCTTGTTTCAGGGTCAGCGTATCTTTGTGATGTTTGGGATGAAGAATATTGCCCTCCTACTAAATTAAAACAAGTAATATTTGCTAAAGTTATAACTCCATTCTCATTTTGAATTTGTCTTCTTAACTCTGAAATATACACATTCTCACCCATCTGTCTGTTCAATGGACTAAAGAAGTTTGTTACAATATTAATCACTTGAGATATTAATGCTCCTTGATTTTGACTGCTATCCAACACAACTTCAATTATAATCGATAAATCTATGACATTAGCCGACATAACCGAAATGTAATCATTCATCATTCTGAAGTTAGACAAATAATTAGCCACATTACTCTTAAGAGTATTAGAAACAACTTCTGTTAGATTTCCTGTTTCATCGTAAGCCAACATTTGAATTTTAATTTTGTTGTTTTCTTCAGTGATTGCGACTTTTGCTGGTGCTCCAAACTGTGATGGCATTGTTCTGATTATAGAATCATAGTCATTTACTGTCACCGCCCTGTTTTGAGCGGCAAAATTAAATCCTACTAAATTTCTAACTTCTTCTATTGTTGGTATGTTAGCCCCACCGATTGCTGCGGTCACGTTATTACATTTTAATGAATTAACAACACTCGTATTAACTGATGAAGATGGACCATTTACGTAAAAAGAAACCGTTCCTATTTGTGTTATAACATTAACACCGACATTACTACTCAAACCTCCACCAATTCTATACTGAACGAATAAAGTGGTATTAGATTTTAACGTACTACCCAAAGCAAAGTTGTTTGAGTACTTATATAAATCCAATTTCATTCCGTTTCTAGCAAACTCTCTTAATTGTTCATCCGCAGATTGACTACCACCACCGAAAGTCATTTTCATGTAACCTTCAGGTGTAAATTCAGTTATAAACTTATTTGATGTTGTTATATATTTTCCTACTTTAATACCTGGTGAATCAGAGGTTTTAGTTGGGTCCTCAACAAATACTCTGTCTTGAGCAAGTGCCTGTACTTCATACCATCTGTTATCTAAACCTAAAAATTCTTGTGTTGATGGTACATTAGCATATTGTGTTCCATCTTTTAATAAAACACTAGTTACCCCTAACACATTTTTTTCAGGTAAGAATATCTCTAAAAATGGTTTTACATCATTAGGTGTTATAACTTTTTTGAAAACTTTCGTAATACCATTAACAACCGTTTCTCTTTTTACAATCGTGTAATTAATAAGAATGTTGTTAGAATCAAAATTAGGAATTACTAATCTATTTGGAGCTCCTTCAGCATTAACCGCCGAAGAAAAATCAATATCATATACAGTTTCAAAAACTTGTCCGGCACCATTAACTTGTGACCCTCTTCTCAATATACCACAATATCTCAAGTCTTCTTTATCCCCGAATGCCGGTACTGTAATTGCCAAATCAACTAAAGCAACTGATGGTCTTTGACCTGGTACTTTTAGACCGTAAGTTCTGGCAATATTATATATTGATGACCTCTGTTGAGCATATTGTAATACGGTTTCTTGAATACTTCTATCTATGTTGAAGTGGAGGTTGTCGGTTACCGCGGCATTCAAATCCAACAATACCGAAAACACGGCAGCATCATTAACATTGTCAATGAGGTCGGGATAATACGTTCTTGTAAAATTAATAAGTTCGGTCCTTATTGCTTCAAAATCCCTTGTGGTATATGATATTTTCTTATTTGCCATGTATTATTAAATATTAATTATAACAAAATCACTACTATTAAAAACACTATCTGTAATTGTGTAGTCAATTCTTACAACCGCGGTATGTTCCATTTGACCAATACCCGGTACTCTATAAACTTTTTGTCCGTCATCATTTACGTATTCACCCTTTCCTTCTTCACCTTCAGAGGCGGCTTTAACAGAAATTTGAGTGATTGTTAGATTAGGTAAATATTCTTGTACCGACTCACGGATTTCCGCCTCTATTTCAGAAAACGTTGGTCCATCTAAAGGTTCAAAAATAAATTCGTATAATCTAGTACCAAAATCAGGTAAAAAATATCGGGTACCCTTTCTTGTTAAAAGAAGGTGAATTAAATCAGTTCTTATTTCCTCATCTGCGGTTTGAGTTAAAAACAAATACTTACCAGTCTGCGAATCCGCAAAAGGAAAATTTATACCGTATGTATTACCTAAAGCCATTTAATATAAATACTAGTCCGTTTGTTTTATATTATAGTAGTAACTATCACCATCTTCCGCAACCCACCTATCTGATAAAGTTTCAACAGAAGGTAATTCGGTATCAACTTTTATTTTTTTCGGTTCTATCGGAAACTTATTTGTTACCCAATTTGAGTCTCTCCAATAAATTCTATTATTTGGTTGACATAATAAGTAACCGTCATCAGCAATAAGTATGTGCCCACACTTATAATCCGAAGGTTCATCAGAATATGAGTTTCTATACCAATCAACAGTCGTTAAATAAGTTGCCCAAACTTTTGACCCATCCCTTAAAACAACTTCACAACGTTTTTCATATAAATATTCATACGTGGTTACCGTTACATTCTCTGAAAAACAATCCCATAATTGTTTAAAATGAAAAGGTATATCATTGGTAGGTTCTTTTAAGAATATTTCAGAGATTGGTACCCTAGACCTCATCATACCATAATCAGTCATGACGTGGAAAGTTAGTATTTTACCAGCAATTGATTGTATTGCGAAAGCATAAGCTTTATGAAACTTATTATCGTCTTCAGGATTTTTAGTAAA